TGGTAAGGTTGTTCCTACATGGGGTGACGTTCTTAACAGAGCAAACCTTGGTATGGAAGTAATGCACGAGCGTAATGCACACAACTTCCCACTTGACTTAGCATCTGCTGAGACATCTGAAGTTGCACTTATTGCTCCTTCTGTTGGTTAAATATAACTGACCATTACAAATAGACAAGACCTCTACATAATGTAGGGGTCTTTTTTTTATGGATTTAGACGAACAAATTAAACTGGGCCATTTGTTACTTCAGGAAAGGGTTTGTAGAATATGTGGAGAGAGAAAGAATCTCTTGCATTCATATTATCGTGTCCGTAAGAATGAGAAACTCGCTTCATCTTATTCATATGAATGTAAGGAATGCACGATAAAAAGAATTACAGATAGGAGAAAAAGAAACCCTGATCCATCAGATTGGACATATCCTGACTGGTAATTGATGTTAATGAAATTGATTCTCAATAGTGTATCATTTTTTCTCAATAGGTGTACTATATAATACGGTTGCATATTAACAAATGGCATATTCAATTACCTTTCGTTCACCTGATGGTGCAGAAGAAGTAGTTCAATGTGAAGAGGATCAGTACATATTAGACGCAGCAGAGGAGGCAGGATTAGATCTACCTTCTTCGTGTCGTGCTGGTGCTTGTTCTTCTTGCTTAGGAAAAGTGTTAGAGGGATCGGTTAATAATGATGAACAGTCTTTCTTAGATGATGATCAGTTAGATGAGGGGTGGTCTCTTATCTGTGTAGCGACACCTGAGTCAGACTGTGTTATACTTACAGAACAGGAGGAAAACTTAGACTAATGAGAGATCAATTATTAAAAGCACTTCTCGCACATGCAAATGGTGAGATTGCAATGCATAAAGCAAATGTAGAAATCTATCTAACCAGCCCTGTTGGTATTGGTGAACATCCTGATGTCACTCTGGCAATACAGGATGAAATAGATAAGATTGCGAAGTGGCACGATCAAATCGAAGTAATCAACAAGTATTTTAAATAGATGACTTTTCTAATAGCAGTGATGTCGTTTGCGAATTTTGTATTCTATCCTTTAGTGATAGGAACTATTATCGCAGTGATTATAGAACAGATCTTTAGAGCAAGAGGTAATGAAGATGATCCTATTGCAGTAAGGAATGTAATGCTCTCTATGGGTGTACGAAAGTATCTCTGGAGACAGGCATGGTTGTTTAATATCATATGGTTCATTGGGTATGCCATATTATTATTCGTTATGAGACCTGGTCAACAAGCAATGCCTGATATGATTTGGCAGGGTTGATTTTTTTAGGTTCTATGGTATGATGGATCCAGTTAAATGATTTAGAATGTTAATGGCATTATTGTCTTGGCTTGCTCTAGGTGTGGTGATTGGAGTAGTTACCACAGTTTTACTCATGAACTGGTATAACCCTCATTGATATGTCTGACACTCAAATTATTCAAGGAAAGGTAAAGACTGTCTTTACCACTTCCGAACCTGATGAAGTTCTCATACAGTATGAGGATAAAGTTACTGCTGGCAACGGTAGAAAGGTAGATTTCCCTGAAGGAAAGGGAAGAGTTTGTTGTGAGATTTCTGAACTTCTTTTTGAGAAGTTGGAAAAGAAGGGAGTAAGAACGCATTATATCAGCACAGTTCCAAGAGCCATTATGATCTGTAAAAAGGTTGAGATCATTCCAATTGAAGTGGTGGTTAGAAATGTTGCTGCTGGTTCTATCGTTAGACAGACTACATTAGAAGAGGGTAAGATTTTTAATTGGCCTTTGGTTGAATATTATCTGAAGGATGATGAGAAAGATGATCCTTTACTTACAGAAGATCGTATTAGTTTAATGGGTTATGGTGATGTTCTGAAAGACCTAGAATACACTGCAAGGGAAGTTAATGCTTTCTTAAAATCTATTTTTCATAACATAGGTCTTACACTTGTTGATTTTAAATTGGAGTTTGGTTATGATTCTAACAAAAATTTACTCTTGGCTGATGAATTATCACCTGACTCGATGCGATTATGGAAAGAAGGGACGAAAAAAAGTTTCGATAAGGACTTGTTTCGTAAGGATGAAGGTGATATAGTAAATGCATATCAATATATACTAAGTAAACTTCGTGAGTTTGCCTAACATGCACGGAAAATTAGAACCTGATGAAAGAGTTTTGGGTAACACCATGACTGAAACAAGAAACTTTACTGTCTTCTCAAAAGATGGTTGCCCTTTCTGTACAAAGGTACAAGAAGTATTAGATTTAGCTGGTCTAAGTTTTGTTACTTATAAATTAGATAAGGATTTTGATAAACCAAGTTTCTATGGTGAGTTTGGGGAAGGATCTACTTTTCCTCAAGTTGTAATGAACGGAACGAAACTTGGTGGTTGTCAAGAGACGGTCAAGTATCTACAGGAGAAACAGTTAGTCTAATGTATTCAGACTTCGATAGTGTTTATGACATGATCGAACATGCTATTGACTATTCCTTCCAAGGAAAAATGCAACTTAAGTTTTATGAGTTCTTAAAAGCATCTAATACTAAAAAGTATGAGATAGATGAATTTCTTAATAGTTCTACTGCAAAAGAACTTGGTGATTTAATTTTAGATTTGGGGGAGTATATCAAGGGCGGTGCCGATAATGAGCATAAACAATTGCGTGAGGCTTATCACCACGTACCTAAACCTCAAGCAAGAAAAATAAAAAATTATTTGTCCAGCATCCTTGAAGATGCAGTGAGGTATAGTCATGACAGAAAACCTGGAAGACGAAAAAAAGGATCTAAATAAAGACACCACCGAAATTAATCGGGGTGTAGAATTATTGTTACGTAATAGGAGGAGACCAGAAAAACCAAAAACCTTACAGGTAAAATTTGGAAAACTGGTATCTCTCTGGAACAGAGAAATAGTTTTTCACTTTAATTTTTACCTTGACATACGAAAAACATAGCACTCTGGAGGTGTACAATGGAAATGGACATGACCATAGTAACATTAACTTTAACGACAGTTGTGTCGTTACTTGCATTATTGGTAGGGGGTATGATAGGATGGATGGCAAGACAGCATTCATACGAAACAACACCTCAAGTAGTGTATACTCATCCAGAAATGTTTGATGCAAATGGACAATTAGTTCCTGATGAAATTTTAGCTCTAAGAATTGAAAACAATTATGACACCAGCGAAGACAACGACGAGGAAGACTCCTAAGAAAAGAACTCCAGCAGCACCTGCTATAGATTCTCTTCCCGTAAATCCTTTTATCTTTGAGATTTTTGATTTAGCAGCACAGCAAAAAACAAATCCAAAGAAGGTGCAAGTTTTACAACAATATGAGGATGACTCTGTTAAATCAATAGTCATTTGGAATTTTGATGACACTGTGGTTTCTCTTCTTCCTGAAGGTGATGTTCCTTATGGAGATCTAAAGGATCAGAACGTTTACTCTGGAAGTTTGTCAGAGAATTTGGCAATGGAGGCAAGAGGTGGTGAGGCTGCTACCAGACAGGACTTACAAGGTCAGGGAAGAACATCTTTAAGGCGAGAGTGGCAAAACCTATATCATTACGTTCAGGGAGGCAATAACACGCTTTCTACAATACGTAGAGAAATGATGTTCATCAATCTCTTAGAAGGTCTTCATCCTAAAGAGGCAGAACTTCTAGTTAAGGTTAAGGATGGTAAGTTAACTGATCTTTATGATGTTAGTTTTGATAATATCAAAGCAGCATTCCCAGATATTACTTGGGGTGGTAGATCATGACCACTAAAACAAAGACAGATGAGAAAGTGACTGAAGAAAAGAAAGAAGAAAAGTTTAATCCATCAGAGTATTCTTGCGAGATTCTTCAAGAGAAGACAACTCCTGAGAAGGCAAATGATAGGAAACTTCCTAGTGATGCATTCAATGTAACCTATATTGTAGACGGTGAGACACGTTTAGATGTTACTCGTTCGGGTAAGATGGTAAATGTATTTGATATGTATTGCGATAGGTACGGTAAAGGTTCGGTTCAGAGAATTGATTATGGTCATGGTACGGTAAACCCAAGTCAATATGGATACAAGCCACCTGAGAAAAAAAAGAGGAGGAAGTGATGAAAGAATCAGATGATGAATTGAGGATGCAGATAGATGCATTGATTCGTGATGAGATTCAAGGAGTTATTAATGATTATGTTGATGACAAGGAAGAATCTGTCAAGGAAAGTGGTTTAGGTTTTGTTAAAAAAGAAGATGAAGATAATCAATTGAAGGTTAATATATCTAAGGATGAAGTAGACAAACTTATTAAGGAGTATAAGAAGATAAAAAGACAGCAGAAATCTAATTTTGGTGAGATTAAAAAACTTGGTTTACTTGATAAGGATGGGAGACCTTTATAGCAAATGAATTATAAGGATGCAGGAGTTGACATTGAAGCAGGAAGATCTTTTGTAGATCAAATTAAAAACACTGTTAAATCCACTCATGGGCCAGAGGTCATAGGTGGATATGGTGGTTTCAATGGGATGATGAGAATTCCTAAAGGATATGAAAGTCCTATATTAGTTTCTGGTACTGATGGTGTAGGAACTAAAGTACATGTTGCTGAATTAAATGCAACTGGTGATCCATCTGTAATGCGTGGTATAGGTATTGACCTTGTTGCCATGTGTGTTAATGATGTGATTACATGTGG